AGCCATTGATCGAGCGTGAATGGATGTTGAACGGGATCCTGCCTGCGAGCGTGAAATATAAGATCATCTGGCGCAAGGCCAAGAGTTTGTCACCGACTGATCTGCGAGACCTGGCGGATGCGGCTTCGAGATTGCGCGTGCTGGGTGTGAAGGAGGATGTGGTGCAGTTGATATTGGCATCATACCTGCGCGATGTTGATCTGGAGATCTTGAACGGTGACGGTTTGGACAGCACAGCTTTTGCGCAGAATTTGAAAGGACTAAGTATTTAATGAACATCGTTGCAGCGCGTGCGAATAAGATCAGGAAATATCTGGAAGCAAATCCCAAGTCATCGAGGGACGATATTCAGACCGCGCTGGAAATGACCTTTCGAGAATTCGAGGATGCGCGCGATGCGTTGAAGGGAATTGTCTTTTCCGAGAAAGTAAAAGGTACAAAGAATTTTGTGTTTTTTGTCAAGTCAGAAATATTGGAGATGGTGTGAAAGATGCAAAGTTGATCACGCGTTTGGATGAAGTGGCTTTGGGCAATTTGGACAAGGCTTCGTTCAAGGCGCTTCTGAGGTTGCAGGTATTTTTCACTGGTAGAACACACGAGCTAATGATCGAGTTCGGGAAAGAGGCGACCGCGATCCTGTTGGAACATGGTGGCAAGGATGGGATCTTGGATGGCACCAGCGGATTTAGTACTCAGGTTGAGATGTTGAATGCCTGGGGAGATACGTTCCAGCAATGGCGGGATGAGTTCCTTGCGGTGCGGAAGGAAGCGGCGAGTTTGCCGTATGGGGTGATGGCGGTGAGGCATGAAAGGCTGGTGGCCCCCCTACTTGCTTCGCAAGTGTCCCCCCAAATAGGGGAGAGCGCCCGATTTGGGGGGAGAGAACTTAACGAAGTAATTTCAGATGGTGTATTCAAGCCGCAGATCGAGATTTTATTACAGGCGGCGGCGGAATGGTTTTATGGTGATTCGCAGAATTTATCGGGGCGGATCTGGGCCGTGGAAGGGGCGGGGCGTGACGCGATCAACCGCGTGATCATGCAGGGAATTACGGACGGCGATTCGGCCTGGAACATGGCGAAGAAGCTGGAGCAATTTTTGGGCGCTGGGATGGATTGTCCGCGCTGGACTTCAACGAGGTTATATGGACGGACTGCATCTGATAAATCTGCTGGGGATACGACTGGTCTTTTGGCTGGCAATGATTGCGATGGGCGCGGTGTTTCTTACAACGCTTTACGCCTGGCGCGCACGGAAATTCAAAAGGTTCACGCTCTCGCCACCGATAAGGTAATGGCGGCGCAACCGTGGGTTGAGATGGAAGCCTGTCATCTTTCTGCGAGTCACCCTGAAGCGGATGAATGTGATGACATCGTTTCGGGCGGCGATAAGAATGATGGCGTTTATCCCGTTGGGACGGTTCAATATCCACTGCACCCGAATTGCTTTTGCTACAAGACTGCGGTGATGATGGATGAGAAGGCGTTCACTTCTTCGTTGAATGGCTGGTTGAATGGGGAGAGCTGGCCTGAGATGGATGGATATAGTAATTCGATCGGCGGTGATTTGAATGTGAGTTTGATGTCCAATGCGGCGAGTTTGGCGGTGTGGTTGTTCGGCGAAGATCTAAAAGGATTATTGCAATGACATTATCCGATGATGTAAAAACGACGATGACCAATAATTCGCCTTTGATGGCTACCCTGACAGGCGGTGTGTTCAATGATGTTGAGGAGATTTCACGTCAGAATACGCCAGGCGCATTTGATGGCAATAAGGAGCTGATGCCGTGCGCGCTGATCAAATATGGGACGGAGATCCCGCTGACTTCGGGATATGCCAATGCGGTGCAAACTCCGCTGACCATTTATTTTTATGAACGTTCGGGTTATGCCAACATCGAACCCGCCATGGGATTGACATTCGATCTGTTGAATGCCAGCCAGGTTGGGACGAATGTTTGGAGGATTGAGTTCGATAACGCAGTGTATCAACAGCGGGACACGGCCCTGGATTGTCCGCTCGGCTCGCTGAGATTTGTAGCCAAGAGGCTGCGATAGTTTTGACCCCCTCCCTGCCCTCCCCCAAATGGGGGAAAGAGCATCCCCAATTTAGGGGAGGGTATAGATAAAAGGAGAAATGAAATGACACTAGCAACAAATGCAAAACCTTATGGGCTGAGCGACATCAAATTGACTTCGATTGATGGCATCACCCAGGTGGATCTACCCGCTGCCACCAAATTGACGTTCAAGGAACGTGTCAAATCAGCGGAAGGCGTGGGCGACGATATGCTTTCAGTCGTTGTCTCCGTCCGTGAAGGGGTGGAATGGGAACTGGAAGCCACTGGCTTGCCGCTGGAGGCGCTGGCTGTCATTTATGGCACCACCACCAGCACCACAGGCGTTACGCCCGATCAGGTCAAGACGCTTGAAAATCATGGCGCGGTGCGTTTGCCGTATTTCAAGATTTACGGCAAATCATTGGGCGAGGGCGATGATGATGTGCATTGCATTATTTACAAAGCCAAGGTGACCGAAGGGTTGGATGCGCCGATGGAATATGGCAATCTGCAGATGACCAAGATCAAAGGCATCGGCATTGATGACCTGACCAATGGCGTCTTTGATTGGGTGCAGAATGAGACCGCCACGGCCCTGCCTGGCGCCACTGGCTCCCCGTCTGCGATCACTTGCACGCCCGTCCCTGCTGATGGCGTTTCGAGCATTGACATCACTGATGACATCACGCTGACCTTCAATAATGCTCTGGCGGCTGGCGCTGAGAACGGCATCATCCTGGTGCGTTCGGATACACAGGCGGCGATCGCGTGTGCCCGCACGATCGGTGGAAGCCGCAAGGTTGTGACGTTGAATCCGTCTGCGAGCCTGACGGCCAGCAAGACCTATCTGATCATCGTGCCGAATGTCCATGATATTTATGGGCAGACGTTCGCGGATACGGTTTACAACTTCGATACGGCGGCGTAGTCCCGACCCCGACCCCCACCCGACCTCCCCCAAATCAAAAAACGATTTGGGGGAGGAGAATGAAATAAAAAGAAAGAAGAAATAATGTCTCAAAAAAATCTAAAGAGTTTAGGACAATCACAGATTGCAAAGCAGATCAATTTGGCTGAGTGGCGCGCGAGCCGTATGCACGAGATGGATCTGCCGAGCGGATTGCAGGTGACGGTGCGGGATGTGACCATGACAGACTTGCTGTTGACTGGCAAACTGCCCGCTTCCTTTGTGGACATTGCACAGGATGCGGCCACGAAGGGCGATTCGCTGGATTTGAAACAGCTCGCAGAAAAGGGAGCAGATTTCAGGGACATGCTGGATGCGCTGGTGGAGATCGCATTGGTCACGCCCTTGATCGGCACAACTGCGGATGAAAGTCACATCACGCTCGAGGAACTTCCGAACGATGACAAGATGGCGATCTTTAATTTTGTCAATCGGGAGGTAACGGCTTTGCAGTCCTTTCGTGAAGGACAAAACGAACCTGTGGCGGTTGTATAACTCGGCGAGCGCATACGGAAAACGTCCCAGTGATTTCATGCAGTTGGAGACCGAGATCGCGGCCTGGGCGTTGGATGAAGCCTGCCTGATGATCGGCAGAAAATTTGAGAATATGTTGAACGAAGGCAAAAGCCCGTTTGAAGGTCAATTGACCGAGCATGGCAAGAGACAAGGCTTTGCATCCGCTCCAAAGCGGTTTATTAAAAAGGTAAAAGATGTCCATTCAATTAGGTAGCGCATACGGAAAAATAGTCATCGACTCCAGCGGTGTGACCAAGGGTGTTGGGGAGGCAAATAAAAGTCTTGGATCGCTGGAGAATTCCGCCAAGAAATTGGGCGCTACAATGCAAAATATTGGCAAGTCAATGACTGCTTTTATCACCATCCCCATGGCTTTGATGGCAAAACAAGCGGTCATGACGGCATCTGCCTATGAAGAAAGCCTGAATAAAATGAACGTGGTGTTTGGGGAGAATTCTGACGTTATAAAGGAATGGTCGCTCGATGCCGCTAAAAATTTGGGTATGTCGCAACAGCAGGCGCTTGAAGCAGCTTCGACGTTTGGAAATCTGTTTACATCCATGGGTCTTGGAAGATCCGCCTCGGCGGATATGTCCACTGGGCTGGTGCAATTGGCGGCTGACCTGGCTTCCTTCAATAATCTTGACCCAGCACTTGTTTTAGAAAAATTGCGCTCTGGCTTGGTGGGCGAAGTTGAACCCCTGCGAACATTGGGAATCAACTTGACAATGGCAGCCACAAAAGAAAAGGCGCTTGAGATGGGGCTGGCAGATGCCAACGGTGAGCTTTCACAGGCGGCATTATTGCAGGCTCGTTATGCGTTGATGCTTGAACAGTCTACGAATGCGCAAGGCGATTTTGCGCGGACTTCTCAAGGTTTGGCAAATCAATTGAGAATATTGAAGGGAAACTGGGGCGATACCCTGAAAATATTGGGTGAAAATCTTTTACCGATTGTGACAAAAGTTTTACAGAAATTGAATGAATGGCTGGAATGGTTCAACAAGGCAGATCCAAAGACACAAAAATTCATTGCCACGCTTTTGTTGATCGTGTTCGTGGCAGGCCCGCTGTTAATCCTCTTTGGAAAACTTTTACCCATGGCTTTCAGCAGCGCAACCAAAAGTCTGAACCCATTCTCTGGCGGAGTTTTTGGATTGGTCGGTACTTTTGTCAAATGGCTTGGCGTAGCTGCAATATTAGTTTCAGTTTTGGAGGCGCTTGGCGTTTCTACTGGGGCTGTGGGAGCTGCGATCCTTGCGGCAAATGCCGCAATTGGCGGAGTTGTTATAAGCCTGGCATTGGTCATCCTCCCGATCATTGTGATCATTGCGACGCTGGCTTTGTTGTATTACGCCTTCAAGAATAATGTGTTTGGGATTACTGATACTGTCAAGCAACTGTGGTTTTTGATCAAATATTATTTCGGATTGATCACCAAATGGATCGTTGAATCGTTCAAGAAGATTAATTGGCGTGAGATCGGTAAATTTATGTTGCAAGGGCTGGCCAGCGGTATGTTGGGAGGCATTCCCATGATCGTGGCGGCGGCTATGAAGGCGGGGCAGGCGGCTTTGACCGCGATCAAACACGCGCTCGGGATTGCATCACCGAGCATTGAATTTATGAAACTGGGCGCATTCTCTGGAAAAGGCTTTCAGATCGGTTTACAAAACGCAATGGACCCGAACGCGATCGCGCGCACAATGGCAAAGCCTGTGCAGAATATGTCTTCACAAAATAACAGCAGCAACACCATCAACTTGAGCGGCGGACTGACCATACGTGATGCGGACCGCATGATGGATGAGAAGATCGGTCGCTTTGCGAAGCTGGCCATGGGAGGCGCATAATGGCAAGTGATTTCAAGATCGGCACCACTTCGGGCGGCATTACTAGTTTGGATGCGCTTACCCCGCCCTGCCCTGATCCTCAACCGCAGTTCAATGAATTCCGCGTGATGGCTCGGCTGGGTGACTTGAGTATGAAGGGGCGCGGTCCGCAGACGATCATTTGGACTTTC